CCTGATGGGCGACAGCCCTGGCGGTCTGGGTAAGGAAGGCCGCTTTGAGGAGCGCATGTGGGCTTCCCTGGTGGAGCAGTGGCAGGAGGTTTACTGCCGCACGCCTATCACAGAGGTCTTCAATTACATCCTGGCTTCGCGCGAAGGACCAACCCGAGGCCGTGTCCCCGAGTCCTGGTCGGTCCAGTTTCCCTCGGTCTTTACGCAGACCAATAAGGAGAAGGCCGAGCTGAAACAGCTCACGGCAGCTTCCGACATTCAGTACCTGCAATACGGCGTGCTCAACGCTCTGGAGGTCCGCGAGTCCCGCTTCGGCGGCACGGAGTTCAGCATCGATACAAAACTCAATGAAGTGATCACCGAGCAGCTCGCCGTGTCTGCGGACGCTCAATTCCAATCGCAGATGGCCGGCTATCAAGCCCAGCAGCAAGCAGCCCAGCCACCTGAAGCTACAGCTGAACAGCCGACAGCCCCCGAGGCCGGGGAGCAAGGCATCTTGCCGCCCAACCGCGGGGACGCGCACTTCGATTCTGCTGAAGGACTCCGCATCCGTATCACCCATCGTGTTGATGACGTCGTCGCAGGCCCTATGGTCGGCCCTGATGGGCAACGCATCGATAGCAGCTCCGCGGCTCCCATTCTGATTATTGGACCTCACCGCACCCGAGTGCGAAAGCTCTACCGAGCGCGCTTCAGCCTTGATAGTGCTATTACGGACGGCCCCTACACCACAGGGTTCAACGCACTCCGCGCTGCAAGGGCTGCGGTGCAGAAACTGTTTCCCGGGCAGAATGTAGTAGGGCTTTCACAGGTGCCCGATACCGAGGCTGACGCTTTCCGGGCTTACAACGAGGGGTACTGATCAATGACACAACCAAACATCACACCCCAGGGCTTTCGCACCGCGGCGTACCTGGAAAGCAAGTCCCGGATGGACGCTGCTCGGAGCCGCACGGGGAAGACTAGACGCCGGGTGACGTGCACCCCACCTAATGTGAAGTGCGGTGGCCGGTGCATTCCTCCTAATTGGGATTGCCGACTGAAGGGTAAAGGCCCGGATTCACATCTGAGGGCAGTTCGTACAGATCCTGTTAGTGGCTTGGCCAACATTGAGCGTGGTGTTAAGCGTATCTTTAAAGGTGTGCGTAAAGGGAGCTTTTCTGAGATCGAAGGTGGTAAGCGTGCCATCGTTCGCGGGGTTGTGAAGGCCACTCCTGGTGACATCCAGCGCAAGAAGAAACTGCAGGCGAATCTTGAACGCCGCGCTGGGGGCATCACAGTTGGCCTCGCAGTTGTTGGCTTTGGTTTATTCAGCCACAACCAGCTGAAGAGGGCACCCTTTTATCGAGATGGAGTGGGCCGCCAGATTGATGACGCGGTAGCGGCTGGGATTAACCGTGTGCTTGATACCACTCCTGGGATCGAAGGTCGGCGGGCTGAGAGGCGTGCTGCTGGCCGAGCTGCTGCTGGTGAGGCAGTGGCTAGAGCAACAGGAGAAGCAGCTAGAGGCCCTGAGGCTATGCGAGGTGCCGTACTTCGTACGCCTACTCAACTAGAACGTCGTGCTACAGAGTACGGAAACGCAAAAGTACTAGAGAATAAGATTAAAGCCTTAGATATTGAAGCTAAAGCGTTAGATATGAATGCCTCTACATGGAGGCAGAAAAACCTAGAAACTTTTTGGGGAGCTACTCGTACTAATGCGGGGGGTGCAGGTGACAGGAGTACCTTTTCCGGGCCCGCTACAAATGAGTATTTATCTCGCCAGTTTGGCTTTAAACTTAAAAAAGGTGATGATGCTACAATTGTACGACGTTCTGTCGCTACTGCGCTAAACCGTGAAGCGCGCAACTTACAAGCGTTAGCACGACAAGAAGGTGTAAATCTTAAAGATGCGAATTCTCGCAATGCTTTTTTAAACAGGGTTGTAGGGCCTAGCACAGCTAACTTCCCTGATGACGTACGAGAACGTGCAGTCAGTAACCTCGACCAAATTATCGGAGATGCTCCCCGAGGAGGCTCGACTGCAGTCAGCCGTAAGCAGCTCGCAGACACGATTTACAGAGATACTCGCGCTGGTTTCGATCAGTATTTTTGGCGAATCGCTGATGAAGTTCGTCAACCTGTAGGTGCTGCTCTTTCAGCTGAGGCACGCAAAGCTGGCTACAGCGATTTGTTGAATAGTGCACGTATTGGACAGTCGCGCTATTTAGCCAAGAGCTTGAACAAGCCTGAAGCAGTTGGAAACAAGATGGGTCAAGGCCTTAGTGATCTGATAGCCAAGGAGTATTACTCCACTAAGGTCGTCAGTAACCCTACGTTCACAGCCACAGATCGAGAGATCCGGCTCGCAGCATCCGAGCTCTCAGGGCGCAGCTTCAGCAATACAGCTCCCGCGGCTGACTATTTGAGGAGCAACGGCTTTGAGCGTTTAACCACTTTGCGGGGCTCTGCATCCCGAGTCCGTGCAAGCACACCTTCACCTGAGCGCCCAGACAGACCCGCGCGGCGACGCTCGAATGCTCAGCGCATCGCTGACTTAATGCGGCAGAAGAACAAGGATGGGACACCTAGGTATGCCACGCGTGAAGCTGCCGAGGCTGCGCTTAAGCGTATGCGGAAGGATGAGCTTCAACAAGCGAGGATTGACGCGTATCTAGCTGTAAGAGAGGACTTGCGGGGAAAGCCCTGTGGAGCTTCGCATATTCCGAAGGCCCATGAGTGTAAAAAAACTGCAAGCGGAACGTCTGCTTCTGAAAGCAAATCTTCTAAGTCCAGCAGCCGTGGTAAGAAGTTAGCGCTTGCGGCAGGAGCTGCGGCTATTGCAGGGGCTGCTGTTGTAGGTGGCAAAGCAACTTTTAAAAATAGGCAGAATATACCTTTGTACAAAAGTACAGCAAAGCATATTAACAACGGTATTCAGAAGATGTCTTCTAAAAAAGTTAGAGATACGATTAGTAAGCTCCCTGAAAAATATCAAGGACCGGCTAATAAACTGCTAGGCAAAGCCAAAGTAGGTTTGGCTGTTGTAGCTGCTGATGCTCAAGGGTTCAATCTGACAAAAGTAGATACGGTTAATAATTTTAGTACGTTTAAAAATCCTCGAACAGGACATGTCATGAGTGTGGGTGCGATTGATGACACACTTGTTACATTTGTCTCTACGCCCAGTGGTAAAGCAGGCTCTTTTGACAAATTCGGTATCGCGTTTCAGACAGATCTAAGTTTTGATCAAAAAGTAGGGCTGAGCAGAGCGCAGGGATTAGGTGTCGCAAAACAAGTTAAATCTATGTTTAAAGCGCAACTCAACGAAATGCCTGAAAATGCAGTTTTATTCAACAACCCATATAAATACGATGGTTTAGGTAACAAGCGTAATGCTATTTACAGAAAGTTTGGGTTTAAAGAATTAAGGGGCGTTCGCGGTGGCAATATGTGGGCTCTTAAAAACCTAGGAAAACTTACTGAAATCCCAGATGAGCAAGCTGACTATGTCGCTAAACTCATTCGAGGTGTTCGCGCTGACACTGCAGATCCGCAGCATACAAAGTTGAAACCTAATGCAACTCTTTGAGCGCTACAACAAAGCCCTCCGCCTCTCTGAGGACGTCACAGTCACTCAGCTCAACCGTATCCTCGATCGCAGCTTCAACCGCCTGATCCGCCGCACTCGCATCCAGATCCGCAGTGGCAAGCCCGCCGCGGATCGCAATGTGGCTCTGCTGCAGGAGTTTCGCCAGCTTGTTCCAGCGTTCAACCCGCAGCGTACGGACGCCTACGACCGAGTTCTACGCGGCCTGCTCCGCAGCTCCTACCAGAAAGGCATCGGCGTGGCGGGCGACTCCATGCGAGAGCTCACACCCTCTCGCCAGCGCATCGACGTCTCGATCCCTATCGAAGCGACCGTCGCCGCCGCAGCCCAGTCAAAGGGTTACCTCCGGCGCCACGGCCAGACCTTTGCAGAGACTGCCACCGAGCTCGTTGCACAAGGTGTAGCCGAAGGTCGCCCCACGGACGTCATTACAAAGGATCTGCGTCTTCGGCTTGATGTAGTCAAATCTCGCGCTGATGTTATTGCCCGCACAGAATCACTGCGTGCTTACAACAACGCCAGCAGTCAGTATTACGCAGTGAATGGGATTGACTTAGTGATGTGGTACGCCACCAGTGATGACCGTACGTGTCCTATCTGTAATGCCCGCGCTGGGCGTATCTACAAGCGTGTCAATGCACAAGCTCCTTGCCATCCGAGGTGTCGATGTTATCTGGCTCCCTGGGATCCCGAGATCGCAGCAATTGATGACACCTACGCCGCATTACCTCGGCGCCACCGTGAAGAAGTGTCGAAAGTGGCAACTGTAGGCCCCGCTGATCTCAACAGAGCAGCAGTATTTGAACAGGTAGCCCCGCAACCCTTTGATACGCAGTAGCACAAATTGGCTATTCTGGGAGAAGCACACTCCAGGCCCATTATCATGCCTGCCACCGCCCGCCGCGCTAAGTCAGAAGCCTACGAGAAGGGCATCCGCGAGGGCACGGCGATGGCCAAGCGCTCCCGCGGTAGTAAACCTGCTGAGGAAGAGGAGATGGACATGGGCATGGATCCTAAGCACTCTCGTAAGCGCAGCGCAAAGGGGGCAAAGAACACCAAGCCCGCAAAAGACGGCATGGGCATGAAGAAGCCCATGGATGGCGGAATGTACGGCAAGAAGCCGATGGACGGAGATAAAGGAATGAAGAAAGAGATGGAAATGGACATGTATGGCAAGAAGCCCATGGATACCGAGTGCGGTTGCAAAGGCAAGAAAGGCCGTAAGTGCGACGGCAACTGCGGCTCCATGCGCAAACGCAGCGATTCGCTCACTCCGCAGGAGTATTTGACCGCCTGTGAGATGGGTATCCAGGACCTTAGTGCGACCTACATCCGAGCCCGTTTAGACACAGCAGAAGCCCGTAACGACCTCAAGTGCGGCAAAGGTGCCATCTCCGAGGGCGAAAAGTGTACTAAAGGCCCGGCGCAGAGGGTACAAAGCGCTGGCGAGATCAAGCGTGCCGGTAAGACACGCGAAACGCGAATTGCGGCGGCCTACAAAGCTAAGAGAGCACAGGAACCAAGTGTCAGAGCCATTAAGCTAGCGGGTAAGAAACAAGAAGCCAGAATCGCTGCCACTTATAAAACCAAAAGGGCTAAGCTTAAAGCTAGCGGAGCTACTAGACAAGAGCTACGCGCAGCTGACATGAAGGCAGCTACGCAGCTAGCTAAGAGCTACGATAAGACGTCTGCTCTGCTGAAAGCACGCAAGCAGCGACTAAGAGAGTCGGATATGAAGACCGCAATGCAATTAGCACGGAGCTACGACAAAACATCCGCACAGCTCCGTGCCCGCAAGCGCCGTGACTCTGTCTACGCCGCCGGTTTCGCCCCTAATCCAGAGCAACTTGCCATCTGACCATGACTTTGACTCCCACTACCATCCGTAACGACCTCAAGTGCGGCAAAGGTGCCATCTCCGAGGGCGAAAAGTGTACTAAAGGGCCCGCTACCAAAGTAAAGACGAAGAAGCCTACAAACAAAGAAATCCGTCAGATGGAGAGTAATTTAATTGCTAAAGCTGAAAGAACAGGTCAACCGCTTAAAACTTCTAAAAAGCAAACAGCTTTGCTGTTGCAAACACGTGGCACACAGACGAGAAGAACCACAAAACAAATTTTAACAAGAGTAAAAAGCAGCGCTCTAAAAACTGCTATTAAAGGAAATAAAAACAGTAAAGACCCACAAAACCAAGCTTTAAGTTCATTAGCTCGCCGCGAACTGTTTAATCGCCGACTGCAAACAGGAGCTCGTGTTCTTGGTGGTGCTTTAGCTGCTGGATCAGTTGTAGCAAGCTCGCTAGAAACCCGTAAGCGTGACTCCATGTACGCCGCCGGTTTTGCCCCTAATCCAGAGCAGCTTGCCATCTGACCATGACTTTGACTCCTGCTTCTTTGCGTCAAGACGCGCCGGGTAAGACTGTCTTCGTCAGCAAAGAACTGCACGCAGAAGTCAAAGCCGCCGCCCAGCGCAAGTTCAAGATCTACCCGAGTGCGTATGCCAACGCCTGGATGGTGCGCGAGTACAAAAAGCGCGGTGGCAAGTTCCGCAATGACGGCTTGGACAAGTGGTTCAAAGAGAAATGGGTCCGCATGAGCAGCAGCGGCCGGATCCTCGGCCCCTGTGGCGACCGCTCCGAGGGTGAAGGTAAGCCTAAATGCCTACCGGCCGCCAAGGCCATGTCGCTTTCCCCCGCCGAACGCCGCCGCCTAGTGGCCTGCAAGCGGCGCGAGGATCCCCGCAAGGAGCGCAGCGGAACCCCGGTGATGGTGAGCTCCAAAACCGACACCTGGGCAGCTGGTTTCGATACCGAGGACGGCAAGAAATACAGCAAAAAGGTCCGCAACCCCAAGACAGGCCGCACTCGCATTGTCCGTTATGGCGCCAAGGGGTACAAGATCGCCCCAGGCACTGACAAAGGCGACCGCTACTGCGCCCGCAGCTTTGGCGACATGAAGTCCCACGGTAAGGACTGCTCAGGAAAGGACCGCAACACCCCGCTCTGCCTCTCGAGAGCGAAATGGAAGTGCTCTGGCAAGGTCAGCCGTCGCGATGGGGGCGTAACGCCGGGAAAGTTCTCGGCCTTTCGGCACACCCCTCTGATTTGGGTAGTCTGAGGAAAACAACCCCTCGTACCCATGGGCCAGCGTGTTGTAGACGGTGACCGCTACGAGGTCATTTACCCAGCTTCCCTGGCCGGTCTCGATATACCGGTGCACGACTATATCGATATGAGCTACACCGGCAGCAACCTCACCGGTGTGGTGTACAAGTCCGGTGGCAGCGGCGGCACCACCGTCGCAACACTGACCCTCGGCTACGACGGCGGTAACAACCTGACTTCCGTCACCAAGAGCTGAGTCATGGCCTTCAAGTTCAACCCGTTTACAGGCAATCTCGACGATGTAGGGGCTGGCGCCGCTGCTTTTGAAGTCCTGGGGACTGTGGCGACTGTCGGCGACTTGCCTGGCGGTGCTACTCAGGGTGATGTTTATCTAGTCGAGGCTGACGATAATTTTTATGTTTGGGACGTATCTGCATGGTCATCGCTCGGCACTTTAGCTGGCCCCCAGGGGCCTACCGGGGCTACCGGGCCTGCAGGCGCTGACGGTGCAGATGGAGCCGATGGCATAGGAGTTGACGCGGGTGGCACTACGGGCCAAGTGCTGGCGAAAGCCAGCAACACTGATTACGACACCGAGTGGGTTGACCAAACAGGAGGTGGCGGCACCCCTGGAGGCTCCGACACCCAAGTCCAATTTAACGACGGCGGAAGCTTCGCTGGCGACAGCGGTCTAACCTATGACGACGCGGCAGGCGCCTTAACCGTTGGCGGAAAAACCGTTACGACAGATGCGCCAATCATCAATCTTAGTCAGACATGGAATAATGCAGCCACAACATTCACTGGGCTAAAGCTAAATGTAACCAACACTGCAAGTGCTGGCGATAGCAAGCTGCTGGATCTGCAGAGTGGTGGCACAAGCAAACTCTTTGTAACTAATACTGGGGCAATAAGACTTGCAGGACAAGGCGGGTCTAGTCCTAGGCTGATCTACGACCAATATGGCCATGGTTTAGGAACTATTAGTGGTGGCGCTTCTTTAATAGCAGGCGGAGCCCCCAAGGTCTGGGCTCTTAGCGGCGGAGCCGGAACAAATTCACTATATTTTGCTTCTAGCTCATCGTCATCGTTCTCAAATGCTGCGGCTTTGGCCTGGGACACTGATAACTTTTGTATTGCCCAACGCAACGGAACTAACGCCCAAACCTTCCGCCTTTACAACACCTACACCGACGCCAGTAACTTTGAGCGCACCTCACTAACCCGCGATTCCAGCGGTCTTGTTATTGATGCACAAAAAGGTG